CACCTAGCAAGCGGTTAGATGCATTGCTATTAGCGCCGTTGGCAAGACAAATAATCGAGCCGTCATCAAGAGTGTTAAGTGCAAGACCTGCGCTAGGGTATGCGCCCTTCAGTTGAAGACCTGGGGTGGATGGAGTGGATGGACTGTAAACATTGTAATAGACATCAGCAGTAGATGTCCCTATTAGCAACCCGCCGTCTTTATTAACCCTCAGCCTCTCACTACCCTCCGTCGTCACCACAAACCGGCCATCGCTGCCGGTATCAACTACCTCAGCCTTGGTGTTGCCCTTCTCGATCTTGTCGAGAGATATACCACCAGTGACTGATGCAGTCCACTTTGTACCATCCCAGACGTAGTTTACATTACCACTTGAGAAGGTTTGGTTTAATGTAGGTGATGCGGGAAAATTAATAGCCATTAGTTGGTTCCTCCTTCAAGGGCGGTGAGACGTGCATCTAGTTGTGCGTTCTGGGCTTCAAGGGTTTCGATGCGCTCCATTGCTTCCTGCAACGCCTTCACTGCCTTCATGTAGAGCACCGACTGGTTGACGCCTTTGGTGACTTCACCAGTCTCGTTACCGTCTTCGTCGCGGTCAGGCGCTTCAAACACCAAGCCAGGGCAGACAGTCTCTAGCTCTTGGGCAATGGGACCGATCTGGCGATGGGTTTCGTGCCCGGTTTCGGCTTTGAAGTTCCAGTTACGGATTTGGATTGCTTTAAGATCGCTCCACTGAGAGCCAGCGTCGACAATGTTTTCCTTTAGCTTGGCGTCAGAGATTGCGGTGTAGCTACCGTTGGTATTGACAACGTTGCCATTTGTGTAAACGGCATAGCTGATTGTGTATCCTGTAATGCTTGCGGCAGAGTGCCCACCAAGCTGAAGCCAATTTGTAGTCCCAGCCCCAGCATTACTAGCAAATGAGAAGACACTGGTAGTACCTCTAGTGTAGGCGGTGCCATCACTCGCAATCCTCATCCGCTCCGTCGGGCTGCTTGCTCCGTCGGCCGTGGTGGCGAACGTTAATCTGCCTGGCATGTCGTTAGTGCCGGGGGTGCCGTCTACTGCTGCGGTGATAGAAGCTGCCTGTATATCTGCTGTCCCATCAGCACCACTCCAACCCAACTGGCCTAGTGTGTCTCCAGAGTTGACGATTGTAAACGAGCCCGCTGTAGTACCTCTGGATTTTGAAAAATTGAATCCAGGGCCAAATACACCATTATTGTTGCGAGCAAGAGAGAAGAGTACATCAGAGCTTCCTTCGGCCTGAAGCAGATAAGAGCCGCGCGCAGTAGACGTGCCAATTAAGAGGCGTCCCGAGCTGTCGATACGGGCACGTTCGGAACCATTCGTCGAGATGGCTACTTGGTCTGCACCTGGGGAATAAATACCCGTATTACTATCACCTTCTGGAGAAAGACCAGGCAGTGCTGCAGTACCAGCTAGGAACGTAGAAGTACGATTACCTTGTGGTGAAACATCTACCCATTGGCTAGTGTTACCGTCATTATACCAGATATAAAAACGACCACCAATGCTGTCATACCAAAGAGAATCCTCAGTAGGACTAAGTGGGGCAGTATCAGATACAACAACTGACCCAGCCCAATATCGGTTCTCAGGGTCATTAGGAAAATAGCGACTCCAGACCCACGTAGAACTGGTACCGTTATAGTAGATTTCAACAGTTAGTGCAGAGTTACCAACAAATCCTACAGGAACACCAACAATAGGCGTAAAGGACTCAATACCAGTGGAATCGGTAATGCGCAATGAGTCTCCATTAGTAGGAGAGCCAGGAATAGCAGCAACGTTGGCAACAGTAGTGTAGGCCAGTGCTTCAGACACAGCAGATAGAGCTGAAGATGCTGTAGAGTTAGCTGTATTAGCTGTAGAAACAGCACTAGCAGCAGCCGCTGAAGCAGAATTAGCAGTAGATACAGCTGAATTAGCCGTACTTACTGCTGAGTTGGCTGTGCTAACTGCTGAGTTAGCTGTACTAATGGCGCTAGCTGCTGAAGCTTGGGCAGCAGTTGAGTTACTGAGAGCTGTATTAGCAGTTGTTGTAGCAGCATTAGCCGCTGCAGTGGCGGCAGCTGCATTATTAGATGACTCCTGTGTCACATAGAGACCCTGAACAAAGTTATTGTTGAGGTCTTGTGCACGAATAGCAGAGCCAGAATAGAAGGTAGATGCTAGATCAGTGTCATCAGTCTGACGATAAATGACAATAGCAGCACCATTGGCAGGTGCATTACCAGCTGTGAACAGAACCTGACCACCAGTCTTAGTGCTGTAGTTAAGGCTCTGCAGATTGTAGTGAGTACCAGCTGTCTTAAGGACACCAGCCACAGTGACCTTAATATCAGTTGACTCCAACCATTTAAAAGTAAAAGAAAATGGGCCTAAATTAGACCCATCACCAGTGAATGTATTTTGTGTAGTTGCCATCTTAAAGGTTAACGATACATTTGAGTAAGTCGTTCAATCTCTGCCTTACGACGATCAGCAGCTCGTGCAGCATCATCAATACGACCTTGACGCATCATGTTCTTATTAGTCAGTGACTCTTGAATAGAGCGCCACATCGGTTCATTTTCTTGCTGCATACGAAGTTCAGCAGCTTTCTGAGCTTGAGTCATGATATCATTCAGTACTGAATAGACTTCACTTTGAGCTGCTTGTATCTCTTCAGATGGACGACCTTGTACTCGCATTGCACGAATACGATCCAACTGATCGTTATACTTTTTGTTCTTACTTAGTTTATCAAATTCCTTCCACAGCTGCTGTTCACCGATGTACTTATACAGTACTTCGCGTTCCTGTGGGGTGTATTCGTGGTTACCAGTGCTGTCCTTGCGGATCATCTGAATACCATCCCAACCACTATCGATCAACCACTGACGCCAAGGCTCAGTACCTTCACTGATCTTAACTGGATTAACAGCGTTGAGAGCACGCAGTACCGGGTTATCGATGTCGTTAAGGGGCTTACCAGTGTAGATATCGATCTGTTCAGGAAGCTGACTAGAGAAGCCAGGAAGCCTGTTTTTAACATAACCTACAAGGTCATTGTAGATATCCTTTTGGGAACTAGTGATGGCATTATTGACAACACCAAGTGCACCGGACATAGGTATAGCAGATCGCGCTTGATTAGCAAGATAACGAGTGATAGCAGTTTCATCACCGTTAGCAATAGCGACAATAGGCTCTAGGCCGGCAACCCAGGTTTTATTGACAAATGTAGCAGAAAGAGTCCACGCTAATTTTTTACCAAAGTCCTCAGTAAGGGTAGAGCCAATATCACGAGAGTAATAAGCTAGGTCACCAACAAGAGTGAGGATCGTATCAAGAGGTTCATAGCCAGCGTAGCTTATCCACTTGCCAGCAACGTTGATAGTCTTAGGTTGCCAGTTAAAGTTATCACGCAGCTTCTTACGTTCACCAGCATTAACAGGACCGTTGCCACGGATGTTACCACCAAGAGCATAGCCCATCATAGACGTAGACAACAATGCACCAAAGGCTACACGGCCACGATATTCAGCCTCAAGTCCCTTGAAGATAGCCATACCATTAGGCACACCATCATACGCAATGTTATGGTCTATGAGAGCATCTTTGATTTTGTTGATGTCATCACCAGCCATCAGTACTTTAGAGTACTTATTTATACCAGGTAGGGTCGCAATAGGTGTGTAAGACATAGCCATCTTAACACCATTAATACCTGTACTTGGGAACATAAAGAAACCTTTGAGGATTGGAAACTTATTGATACCACGTGTAATAGCAGTAGCTAGTTCACTATCCAAGTTAAGTGCAATCTCTCCAGCAGCATTCTTAGCAGCTGCATCAGTGAGGTTACCGAGAGCATCAAATGCTTCACTATAAGCAATCTTCTCAGCCTTAGCCAGCTGTTGTGCCAGTTCAGAGCCTTTATAGCCAATACCAAAAAGTTCATCCCATGCACGTGCACGAGCCATTTGAGAGGCTATAGTGCTTTGTACAAAGGCATCAGCACTAATCATTGCGTTAGTACCGTACTTAGCCCAACGCCAATTACCAAGGTCATACAAAAACCTAGCTGAGCGATACTGGAACAACTGCCCCCAGTTACCATCCTTCTCCCACACCTGTTCCATATCGGCCAGGGTATCCCAAATGGTAGGAGTATAGTCAGTTACAAGGTCTTCACGTGCCAGTTCACGGAAGTCCATTGTAGCATCACTGCCCCATTTACCGTTATTCCAGGTTCGCTTAAACGTATCCCAGGAAGCTCCAAGAGCTCGCTTATTGACAGTCAAAAATGAACCATAAATATAAGTAGCCCTGCGAAGGTCATCAACGGTGTTTTTGCCCATCAGCATACCGATACCAGTACCGAGATATGCGTTACTAGTACGAAGCGTAAGTGATACAGTGTTACCAGTGACAGCTTTAACAGCTGAGATGCCAGACAACACATTGTTATACACCACTGCCCATGCACCTTGTGCAAAAGCATTCAAACCACCATCGCTGTTATAGATAAGGCCCATAGGGCTTGTTTGCTTAGCGCTCCACTTCATCAGCTTATCAAGTGTATCTACATCACCCTTGGATAATGCAAAGGCATCAATAAGAGGCTGTGCAGCATCAGGACGTTCCGTAGCAATAGTACGGATCATGTCCCGATAGCTCTGTGCTTGGAGGTTCTTCTCTTGTACCTTAAGATCAAACTGTTCAGTAATCTGCCTAATAGCAGACTCCTTATCAGGTGAATTCTTAAGGAACTTCTGCCAACGATCTTGGTTCTTAAGTGCCCAACCTGCGATGTACTTATTGAGAGCATACTCTTCCATAAGGAAAGCAAGGCGGTCACCAAGCATCTCAGTAGTACGACCAAGGTCAGCACTTTCAGGGAATGCCTTATAACCCTCAGCGATATCAGCTACCTCACGTCCTACGGTATCCATAGCACGAGCTGAGGTTTCAGTAACAACCTTACCAAGATATTTATCAGTAAGATCACGCATAGCAAAGCCAATAGCTTCTGCCTGAATATCATTAACGTACTTAATGGCTCGTCCATCAAGCAAATGCTTCACATCGCGTGCATCAAGGAAGAGGTTCTTGAGATCAGACACCTTATCGGTACCAATGATGTCATTGTAGATCTTCCAGGCTGCATCACTCATCTGAGCTTTGGTGTACCTGAATCCATCAACCACAGCATCGAAGTTACCAGTAGCACGAGTGCCTTCAGCTAGGTCTTCAATAAGGTTACGAGATACAGCATTACCCTTACTAAGGTCGTAATAGGCACGCTCAGATAGGATAGGAGCTGGTGTACCGCTAGTTGTACCAAGCTTAATAGCAGTAGTATCAGCCATGTTCCTAGCGATATTACCAGGAGGAATGCTAAGAGCAGCAGTAGAGCCTTCTGGGAACATGTTAGGAGTGACCATAGGATCAACACCAGCAACCCCTTCAGGATCGTCCATAAGGCGCCCCTTACCTACCTCATCGATCTGACTATCACGGCTTACCTGTTGACGCTCTACAAACGATTCCAGGGGGCTCTCAGTGAGATCTGATGCACCTGTGTTGACGTACTGTTGGCTGAGTTTACCAGACTCACCATCAAGTGCCTTGATTTGGCTTTGCAGTTCACTAATTAGACCTTGTTGTGTAATAAGTGTTTCTGGATCAATAGCAGGTGTAGCGGCTACCTGATCCAGCTGTTGCTGTAGGTCCATGCGTCGTGTATCGATCTCAGACAACCGAGTAGCAGTAGCAGGATCAGCGTTGACCAGCACTTCAGAGGACATAAACTCCTTAGCTGCTGTATCATTTGGTTTGAACCAATCCATTACACCACGACCAGCAGCAGCAGAGTAACCGATGATATCACCAATAATACTAATACCAGCTGATTCGTAGATGTTCTTCTGGCGCCTTGCTTCAGGAGAGTCAGTGTCCTTTACTACAAGGGCATCAGGAACTGGCAGCCACGGAGCTGCTTCTTTCACAATCGTCGATACTGTATCTCCTTCAGATTGGTCACTAATAGCATTAACAGCAACATCACCAGCAACGTTAATGCCAAGTGCAGTAAGACCACGTGCAACAGCACTACCAGTCATACCAGCAGTAGCAACACGTGATGCAGCACCAACACCA